TATGAAGATCACTTTTGGTGGAGCAAACTACAAGAAACTTCCTAAGTTTGTAAGTATTGCTTCCTCTATCGGTGAAAATGCTGATATTATTCCAACTTCGACAACTCTGGGTAGAATCAACCAGGTTACAATTCAAGATCCTGGATTTGACTTCTCCGCAGATAAGACTCTCAACCCAGAAGTTTACATCTCACCAAATATCACCGTTGTAAATAGAAACCACATTACCAACGTAGATGTTACGTCTGGTGGTTCTGGTTATACATCAAAACCAGATTTGGTCATTGTTAATCCAGCAACTGGAACTGCATATGATACTGGTCTTGTAGTAGCAAAAATGCAGGGTGCGGCAGTTTCCTCTGTAGAAATTGTTGAGTCACCAAGAGGAATTTCTGAGTTGAAGTCTCAGATATATTCTATCAACAACAGTAATGGTGTTGGTATTAATAGTTGCTTCTCTTCTCCAGCTGGTGTTGTAACCTGTGTACTTTCAACTCCAGTCAATGGATTTACTGCAGCGAATGTACCATTTGCCGTTGGTGACTTTGTATTTGCTGAAGGAGTATCTCTAGCATCAACAACTGGTACTGGATTTAACTCAGCAGACTATAGTTACAACTTCTTCAAGGTAACTGCATACAGAAATACCAACCCAGCAGAAGTTGAGTATGATATTTCACCATATGCTACAAATGCAGGTATAGCAAACACTGACCAAAACTCCTTTGCCTTCTTGGTAAATCGCAATAACTATCCAACATTTGATGTTACTCAAGAACCACTATCGTTTATTGTCGGAGAAACTATATTCACAAAATCTGGTAATACCTACATTGAAAGAGATTTGGTTATTACAGATAACTTGAACGATTCTATTAAAGTTTATGGAACATACACTCTGAGTGTTGGTGAAGTAATTTTTGGTAAGGATTCTGGTGCTATAGCAACTATTGACTCTGTTGAGGAGAACAAGGGTATATTTAAGGTCAACTATGGTCTCAATACCGACTATGGTTGGTCAAATGATATTGGTAAGATGGACGAAGATTATCAGGTTCTTCCTGATAATGACTATTACCAAAACCTATCATACAGCATTAAGAGTCCAATAGAATATGAAGAGTGGGTAGATCCAGTTAATAGACTTCTTCACTCACCTGGTCTCAAGAACTTTGCTGATACAGGTATTACAAGTGAAGGAAAAGTTTCTGCAGCAACCAGTGAGACATCAACTAGTACTGCATTAGTTGATATTATCAACCTCAATGCTGATGGATCAACAATGAGAGTTGATGCTATTAACTTCTTTGACTTTGGTATTGATATTGACGTATCATCCAATAAGTCTAAGTTTGTTAAACTTCAGAACAAGAAACTAAGTGACTACATTGAGTGTAGAACTAACAGAGTTCTGACAATTGATAACTTTAACAATCTCTTCTCCAATGCAGAAGATGCAAATACGACTCTCTATAAGGACATTGATAGTTTCATTGCTAACGATGGATATAGCAGATACTTTGTTCAGATAATCAATCCAAATACTTCTGATAGACAGGCTACTGAAATTGTCGTATTGAATACTGCTGATGATGACTTGATTACTGTTGAGAAATCATCTCTACACAACACTGATAGTCAACTAGCAGATCTTCAGGCGATTAAGGATTCGTTTGGTAATGTAAAACTAAGATTTACTCCAGTAGATCCTTATGAGTCTGATTTTGATATCAAATTCATCAAAACCAATTTCAACACAACACTTGCTGGTATTAGCACTCAGTCAATTGGTTTCGTAGACCTTATTGGTTCTAACGTAACTGTTGGTGTAGGATCAACCGCAACTGTTTATGAAAAGACAACTGAAACTGCAGAATCTCTCTTCGCAATTGTTGAACTCACCGATACTGTAACAAAGGATAAGACTGTTGTTGATATGTTCATCGATCACGATGGAACCGATACATATAAGTCTGATTTCTTCTTCGACAACTCCTCTGGTTCTGCTGTATCAAATAACTTTATCGGAACTTTCACTTCAAGTATAGATTCTGGTGTTCTTTCACTCAAATTTGAAAACACAGAGTCAAATGAAGTTCTTGTTAGATCTTCTGTTGTTGGTTTTGGTACTACTGCTGCTGGTATAGGAACACACATCTTCAAAGCATCTGGACAACCAGATGATTTGGTAAAAGAAGGTAGACTGGAAACTAATTACTCAGTTTTCTCTGGAACTGGAATCTCAACAGTATTAACATACTCTAGAGCAGATGTTACCACAGTCAAAACAACTGCTAAGGTTTCTTATGGAAGCACCTCAGCACTACATCAAGTTGTATTTGAGCACAACAACACCAATACATTCACAGTACAGTATCCTTACCTCTCTATTGAAAGCACAACTGGAATCGGTACGTTCGGATCCGAAATTTCTGGAGATGACTTTAACCTAGTCTTCTATCCAGATTCTAATATCTCCGACGACATTACAGTACAAACATACAATGAAATTATTCAAACTGAGAAAGATTTGAATAATATTCCTGCTGTACTTTCATATGGTACTGTAAACCAGAAGTTGATCACAGATCAGTTTGACTCAATTAATGGAGATAGAACAAACAAGTTTGACTTTGATCTAAGACACAATGGTGTTTCTATCTTTGAAAAGCAATTCAATCCTGGAATCTCCACTGTCGTCAATCTTGCAACTGGTACATTTACACTAAATGATCACTTCTTTAGCACTGGTGAGAAATTAACCTATACACCAAGATCATCATTTGTTGGTGGAGCATATACCGCCATGGTAATGTCCGATAGCAATATTCTTCCAATAGACGTATACGCTATCAAGATTAACAACAACCAATTCCAACTCGCTACAAGCAAGTCTGACGCAAATGCTGGAACAGCAGTAACCTTCAATTCTGCTGGAACTGGAAATGCTCACACTCTTGAGATGAGCAAGAAACTGGAGAAATCACTGATCACCATTGACGGTGTTGCTAGAGCTCCTCTCGCATTCACTCCGATCAGCCATACCCTCTTTGATAATGGTGGTTCTATTGCTGTTGGAGCAACATACTTTGGAGTTTCTGGTATTTCCTCAGTACTTCCAGGCGATGTTCTGAAGATTGATGACGAATTTGTTAAGGTTGATGCTGTTGGTCTTGGTACAACAACCACTGGACCTATCACTGGAACTGGTTCATTCAATGTTGTTAAGAGTGAAAGGGGATTTGTTGGAACTCTAGCAACAACCCACACTGATGGAACAACCGTCAGGGTCTATCAGGGTTCTTACAACATGACTAGAAGCCAAATTCACTTTACTGAGGCTCCTAGAGGTAACACCCAAGAGTTGGTTGATGAGAGCAACATTCCTTACACCAAGTCAACATTTACTGGAAGAGTTTATCTGAGACAGGATTATTCCACTAACCAAATTTATGATAACATCACAAGACAGTTTACTGGAATTGGTGCTACTTATAGACTAACAGTTGGTGGTGCAAATACCACAGGAATTGAAACTGGTAGTGGGATGGTGTTTATCAATAACATGTTCCAAACACCAACAACAACCAATAATGCAGGTGGAAACTATAGTTTCATCGAAAATGCTGGTATTTCTAGCATTGTATTTACTGGTGTTGATAATGCATCATTCATTTCTGAATATGATGTAAACCAGAATCTACTTCCTAGAGGTGGTTTGATTGTTTCCCTTGGTTCAACACAGGGTCTTGGATTTGCTCCTCTTGTTGGCGCTGCCGTAACAGCAGTCGTTTCTGGTGGCGTTATTCAATCTGTTGGTATTGGTTCTACCGATATCCTTGGATCTGGATACAGAGGAACAGTTTCTATCGGAGTAACTGATCCAAACCATAGTGGAGATGCGGCAACAATTACTGCCACCGTTGGTGCTGGCGGAACACTAGCATTTACAGTTTCTGATGGTGGAACTGGTTATAGTTCTAATCCAACTATTCAAATACCAGAACCAAATTATGAAAATCTATCTGTTGTTGGCGTTTCTCGTCTTGGTATTGGCGCTACTACCGATACTGGAAGTGGTCTTCTCCTCAACGTTGAAGTTGGTGCTGCTGTTACCAATGTTGGTATTGGTTCAACACTATTTGAAATTACAAACTTCAAGATCACTAGACCTGGTTGGGGATTCAGAAAAGGTGATAAGTTCAAACCAGTTGGTTTGGTAACTGCTAAGGATCTTTCCTCTCCAATTAATGATTTTGAATTAGAAGTTCTAGAAGTATTCAATGATAACTTTGCCGCATGGCAGTTTGGACAGTTTGATTATATTGATTCAATCAGTGAACTTCAAACTGGAACAAGAAAGAGATTCCCACTGTATTACAATGGCGATCTATTGAGTTTTGAAGTTGATTCAAATAACATTGATTCTGCTTCTATCGATTTGGAAGCACTTCTCCTGATTTATATTGATGGCGTTCTTCAAGAACCAAATGTAAACTACAACTTTGAAGGTGGTACTTCGATTGTATTCACAACTGCACCTAAAGAATCTGATAAGGTTGATATCTTCTTCTACATGGGAACAAGAGACACTGATTCTATCAGCGTCAACGTAAATGAAACAATCAAGGTTGGAGATCTTATTCAACTACAGAAGACTAAGACTAGTGATGTTCAAGATCCAAGAACGATCTACAATATCAATGCTTCCGATAAAGTAGAAACCAACATTTATGGTGGTCTTGGAATTGATGATGCAAACTATAAGAACTTTAGTTGGATTAAGCAAAAAGTTGATAAGAATCTTGGTGGAGAGTTGATTTATAAGTCCAGAGATTCCATCGAATCTCTAGTATATCCAACCGCAAAAATTATCGGTGATCTTTCAACATCAGCAACTGAAATATTTGTTGATGATGCACAATTCTTTAACTATGAAGAGAATGAGTCTGCTATTACAATTGCTACCGTAGATGGATTGATTGTTAATACAACTTCCGATCCAGTTGCTGCAGCGATAACCGCAGTTGTTTCTGCTGCTGGTACAATTAGTTCTTTGAGCATCACTAGTGGCGGTTCTGGATATGTTGGATCCTCAACTGATGTTAAGATTTCTGCTCCTAAGGCAGTTGGAGTTGGTGTTGGTACAACCGCAACAGCAACGGCAACCATTTCAAATGGTAGTATTACTTCTTTAACGATCACTAATTCTGGATTTGGTTACACTCATACCGCACCTCCACAGGTTATAACATCAACACCAGTAGTTTCTTTCGAAACTCTAACTGATATTAACGCTGTTGCTGGTTTTGCAGGAACTATTACTGGAATTGGAACGACCGTTGGTACTGGTAGCAATCCACTAGCACTCAAGTTTACTCTGAGAGCAACATCATTCACTGGTCTTCAGGCTGGATATCCAATTTATGTGTTCAACACAAGCATTGGATCTGGAGTAACTTCAATCAATGGTACTGATTCTTCAATAGTTGGTGTTGGTACAACATTCCTCGATAACGTATACATCATCAGTGATTTCCACTCTGAGGCTACAACAGGAATTGCTACCTGCAATATTCTATCAACAACATCTGTTACTGGTCTATCAACTTCTGGTAGCATCACAGATCCTAATGGTTACTTCTCTTGGGGTAAACTTTCTGGATTCTCAAGATCGTCTTCACCAGTTTCTGTTGCCGTAACTGGTCTAACAGTTGACTCTGGATTATCAACATTCCCAACAATTCAGAGACGTGGATATGGTTTGAGAGATGCTGGTGCTTTGAGGAAGGATCTAGGATAGTTATAAATATAGAAAAAAGCTATTACGATGGCGGCAATTGTAACAGATCAGTTTAGAATATTAAATGCGGGAAATTTTGTAGATTCCGTCACCAGCTCTTCTAATTCATATTATGTCTTTGTAGGTCTTTCCAATCCAGATGTAGTTGGATATGGTAGAACAACGGATTGGGACACTAGCACTCCCAATCCAACTGATAACTTTGATTATCAGAATTTTGTTGGTGATAACATGTCTTTTGGTAAGAAGGTAACTTCAGCCAATGTGAGAAGACTTGTTAGAAGAATTGACTGGACGAGAGGAACAAAATATGAAATGTATCGTCATGATTATAGTCTGACCAATCTTTCACCAACCACAAAGTCATCTAGACTTTATGACTCAAACTATTATGTAATGAATAGTGAGTATAAAGTTTATATTTGTGTTGATAATGGTTCTTCTGGAATCAACACATCGGGAAATGCATCTTTAGATGAACCAACATTCACGGATTTGGAACCATCTAAAGCAGGTGTAAGTGGTGATGGATATCTTTGGAAATACTTATATACAGTTTCACCTAGCGATATTATAAAATTCGACTCTACAGAGTATATTTCTCTACCTAGTGATTGGGCATCCTCAACTAATGCTCAAATTGTTGCTGTGAGAGATAATGGAGATTCGGATACAAATGAAAATCAGATAAAGAAGGTTTATATTGATGCCCAAGGTCTTGGGTATTCTCAAGGTTCTCATGAATTGAATATTTTAGGTGATGGTAGCGGAGCAAAGGTTATTGTAGATGTAGATGCTAATGGAAAAGTAACCAATACGGTTGTTTCCTCTGGTGGTAAGAACTACACCTACGGTATGGTTGACCTTGGTTCAATTAACTCAAGTTCTTCAACCAAGGCTAAATTGATTCCTATCATTCCACCTTCAAAGGGTCATGGATATGATATTTACAGAGAACTTGGTGCCGACAAAGTTCTAGTTTATGCTAGATTTGATGATTCGACAAAAGATTTCCCAACTGATGTAACATTTGCCCAGATTGGAATTGTAAAGAATCCAACTTCAATTGGATCCACTAATCTGTTTACTGAAAATCAATTCTCATCTCTTGGTGCACTCAAGTTCACATCTGTTACTGGAAGTATATCTGTTGGGGATAAGATTAGTCAGTCTGTAACTGGTGGTACTGCTAAAGGATATGCTGCTTCATACGATTCTGAAACTAAAGTCCTCAAGTATTTCCAAGATAGAAATTCATTCTTGAATCAAACATACTTTGATGCTACAGATTATGTTGGTGTTTCTACAAATGCTAAACTGTATGATTTTGCTTCAAACGCAAACGCTGTAACATCAACTGGTGGTTTTTCTGGTTCTATCGATACTGGATTTACTGGTATTAGCACCAATCCATCTGGAACGAAACTTATTTCTTTAGGAACTCAATTTACAAACGGAGTTGCCAGTCCTGAGATAAATAAAGGGTCAGGGGACATTGTATATCTTGATAACCGTCCCGCTATTACCAGAAATTCTAGACAAAAAGAAGACGTTAAAATTATCCTGGAATTCTAAAAAATGCCACAGAAAACGAATCTCAATATAAACCCTTACTATGATGATTTTGACAAGTATGATAATTTCTACAGGGTTTTATTTAAACCAGGGTATCCAATCCAGGCGAGAGAACTAACAACTCTCCAGTCTATCTTACAAAATCAGATAGAATCGTTTGGAAGTCATATCTTTAAAGAAGGTTCTATGGTTATCCCTGGAGGGGTAACCTTTGATGCTAATTATAACTCAGTAAAAATCAACTCAGATCACTTGGGTATAGATGTTAACATCTATGCAAGTAATCTTGTTGGTAAAAAACTTAGAGGTCAAACTTCTGGAGTCATTGCTACAGTTGATAAGTGGTTAGACGTATCCGAATCCGAGGGTATTACAAATCTCACGTTGTTTGTGAGGTATTTGAATGCCGACAACGCTGGTGAAGTAGTTCCATTCACCGATGGTGAAGTTCTAATTGTAGAATCTGGATTTACTTACGGAAACACAACAGTAAATGCTGGAGAAACTGTTGCATCTCTAATTGATGAAGACGCTACCGCAGTCGGAACCTCAGTTGGTATTGCGGATGGTGTTTATTTTATTAGAGGAACTTTTGTAGATGTAGCAAAAGATAAAATTGTTCTTGATGCTTACAGAGCAGATTCATCTTATAGAGTTGGTCTAACAATCCTAGAAGAGATTGTAACCGCTAAAGATGATAATTCATTATATGATAATGCTAAGGGATATTCCAACTATGCAGCACCTGGTGCTGATAGATTAAAGATTTCTTTAACCCTATCGAAGAAACTTCTAACAGACTTTGATGATAAGACATTCGTCGAACTGATTAGAATCGAAAACGGCGAAATCAAAAAGTTACAGAATAAGTCAAGTTATAACCTAATTAGAGATTACTTTGCTAAGAGAACATTTGAAGAGTCTGGCGACTATGCCGTAGACGAATTTGGTGTAGAAGTAAATGAATCTCTAAACAACGGTCTATCCAATGGAGGAGTTTACTCTGCTTCTCAGAGTACAGATCAAGGAAATACTCCATCTGAAGATTTGATGACCGTTAAAGTCTCTCCTGGAAGGGCTTACGTTAAGGGATATGATATTGAAACGATCTCTACTACAAACATCGACGTAGAGAAACCAAGAGATAAGAAGAGTGTTTCATCTGCACTTGTTCCATTTGAATTTGGAACTCTGATGAGACTGAATAACGTTCAGGGAACTCCTATTCTTGGCGTAAATAATAACTCAAACGTAGTAAAACTACAGAATCAGAGAAGAGGATCATCCTCTACTGCTGCTACTGGAACTGAAATTGGTCAGGCTAGAGTCTACTCATTCAGTTTGACTGATGCTGCATATTCAAATGATTCTTCAGAATGGGATTTGTATCTATTTGATATTCAAACTTATACACAACTTACCCTCAACCAACCAGTAGAGAATAACCAAGTACCTGCTAGTTCTTATGTTAAGGGTGTAAGTAGTGGAGCATCTGGATATGTTACAACAAATCCAGGTGGAAGTACAACAATTCAGATAACTCAAACATCCGGAACCTTTATAGAAGGTGAAGAACTGATAATCAATGGAACTAAAGAGATTCCAAGATCAATCAAGAGTGTAAAGAGTTGGGGAATTCAGGACATAAAATCAATCTATCAGGATTCTGATACGATTGATACGGATATGAGTCTTGACTTTATTGCAGACTCAGTTCTACAAAGAAAGTTACCAAAGAACTTTGGTATTGCCGATACTATTAGAATCACTAGTGCTGGAGCAGTAAGTTGCCCAGGAAAGAATTTTGTTGGTATTAAGAGTGATACTATTATCAGATACCAGATTCCTGGTGTTGCTGATGAGACATTCAATAGAGTTGTTAGTGTTAACTCAGACAACACAATGACTGTTGCTGCCGTTGAGAGCGTTAGCGGCGTCTGTAACGGATCTCTTCCAGGTTCTAATACTGATGTTACCTTCTCCATTGGCGTACCTCTAGTACAGGACAATGGTGGGTTATTTGCACCTCTAGAAGAAAAGAACATTGCTTCAGTAAATCTTGCTGGTTCAAATTTACTAGTATCGAGTCAACTCAAGCAACAAACAACCAGTGCTACTGGATCACTCACGATCAATGTTTCAACAACTGGTATCAGTAGTGCCTTCTTCGAAACGTTTGATACGGAAAGATATAGTGTCTTCTATTCTGATGGATCTGTTGAAGATCTAACCGCAGATCAAGTATCTCTCGGTTCAAATGGTCAGACAATTACGTTTACTGGTCTCACCGCTTCTCAATCTGGAAACGTTACAGTCAATACGACTGTTAAGAAGAATTCTATTTCCAGTAAGACCAAAAACTTCACCAGAAGTGAAAAGGTAAATATCACCAACACTATTTCTGGTGTATCAACTGCTATTAGTGGTCTTACCGAAAGTGCTTACTATGGAACTAGAGTTGAGGACAAGGAAATTTGCCTCAATCTACCCGACGTTGTAGAAGTATTAGCGATCTATGAGTCTTATGATACATCTGCACCTACTCTAGATTCTATTGAATTTCCATCTGGTCTAGGACTGAATACAAATTCAATTCTAGGAGAAAGAGTAGTTGGATCGACCAGTGGCGCTATTGCACAGGTTGTAACCAGATCATCTGCGACAAAGGTTGAAATTGTTTATCTAAACTCGAACAAGTTTGTTGTAGGTGAAGTAGCAACCTTCGGTGAATCTAATATTATCTCAACTGTTCAAGCAGTTAATGAAGGAAACTACCAAGACATTACTTCAAAGTATACCTTAGATAAAGGTGTTAGAGATCAATTCTACGACTACGCCAGAATTGTAAGAGGAAATGATAACTATATTCCATCACATAGATTGATGGTTATCTTTAATCATTATACAATTCCAACTAATGATGCTGGTAACCTTTATACAGTAAACTCATACGATGCTGATAGATTCAAGAGTGATATTCCATTGATGAGTGATGGAACAAGAGCAACTGATACTCTAGACTTTAGACCAAGAGTTGCCCAGTTCACATCAACAACACTATCACCATTTGATTTTGCTAGCAGAACTTTTGCTACTGTCGGAATCAACCCAACATTGGTAGTTGCACCAAATGAGAGTTCACTTATTGGTTATGACTTCTATCTACCAAGAATTGATAAGGTAGTTCTAAACAAAGAGGGTGCTTTCAGTGTAATTAAGGGAGCATCTGCAGAAAATCCAAAAGCACCATCAAATAGTGATGATGCTATGGAGATTGGAACAATTTCTCTACCAGCATATCTCTACGACACTAGTGACGCAGTGGTTACTGTTGTCGATAATAGAAGATATACAATGAGAGATATTGGAAAGATTGAAGATAGGGTCGAAAATCTTGAGACTGTAACTTCTCTTTCACTATTAGAACTCAGCACCAAGACTCTACAAATCAGAGACGTTGATGGTCTAGACAGATTCAAGTCTGGTTTCTTTGTTGATGACTTCAAAGATAATCAGAGATTAGATAGAGCACAAACAACTGCCGATATTGATACTGCAGATAATGAGCTAATCACACCTATTGATTTCCACTCATTAGCTCCACAACCAGCACTCGATCCATCCATTAACTTGGAGACTGCTAATTTTAGTGAAGATCTAACTCTACTTGACTCTAATGTTCAAAAGACTGGAGACTTAATTACTCTCAAGTACACTGAAAAGTCATGGATTGAACAACCTCTAGCAACTAGAGTTGAAAATGTAAACCCATTCAATGTTATCGAATTTAATGGTGCTATCGAACTAAGTCCAAAGACTGATAGTTGGACAAGAACGATTGTTAGAGACGGTGGAAGCAGAACAGTTGGCGGTTCTGGTGGTGCTACAAGAGTTGTTGGAACAAGAACTGTTCTTGCTTCTTCCACACCCGATCCACACATTCGTTCAAGAAACGTACTATTCAAGGCTATTGGTCTAAGACCTCTAGCAAGACACTACCACTTCTTCGACAGCACAAGTGGTCTGGATATCGTTCCAAAACTTGTAGAAATCACCATGACCTCTGGTGTATTCCAGGTCGGTGAAACTGTAAGAGGTTATGTTGGTGGGTCAAATCTATTCACATGTAGAGTTGTTCAACCCAACCACAAGACTGGACCAGGTGGAAGTCCAACAACTACCTTTAGTTTGAACCCATACAATAAGTCTATTACTCTTCCAACTTCATATTCCGCTTCTTCTACAGTTCTCAACGTTGATGTTGAAGCACTTCAGGAAGAAGTTCTTGGTAAGTATAATGGATATCTTACAACTGGAATGGTACTTCTTGGTGAAACAAGTGGCGCTCAAGCATCGGTAGCAAATATCAGACTCGTTGCCGATACTTTTGGTGATATCTATGGTTCTATGTTCTTTAGGAATCCTCTAGCATCACCACCCCCACCACTGAGATTTACTACTGGAACTAAGACCTTTAGACTAACCTCTAGTGCTACAAACGAGGCACAACTCCCTGGAAGCACACTTATCAGTAGTGCCGAAACAAATTATACAACAACTGGTAGAATCAACATCTTTGAGAGAATCACTGAAGTTGAAAGATATGACCCACTAGCACAGTCATTCACTGTCGATGAAAGTGGTGCATTCATAACTGGATTTGATGTATTCTTTGCTAATAAGGATGATAGTGAGAAACTATTTGTTGAACTCAGAACGGTTGAACTTGGTATTCCTACCAAGAACCTTGTAACAGAATACTCTAGAGTCACTCTTGATCCATCAGAGATTCAAACCTCAAGAGATGCTTCCGTAGCAACTAACATTAAGTTCCCATCGCCAGTTTATCTGGAAGCAGATACTGAGTACTCTATAGTTCTACTTTCACCATACTCTGATCTATATGAAGTTTGGATCGCCAGAATGGGTGAGAAGACCGTAAATACTTCAACTCTACCTGATGCAGAAAGCGTTATTGCCACCAAGCAGTATGTTGGAGGAAGTCTCTTCAAGTCTCAAAATGGTACTATTTGGACTGCTAATCAGTTCGAAGACCTCAAATTCAAACTTTATAAGGCAGAGTTCACCACAAATCCTGGTGTAGCATACTTCTACAACCCATCATTGGGAACCAGAGATACAAACGTTGGTCAACTCAATGAGAATTCTATCAAGACACTACCAAGAAAACTAA